TTCTTGTATTATACAATAAACCATTTGGTACATAGAATGTTGCATTAGCTTCATCAATAAAAGCTGTATTGCTTGCTTGAATTAAGTTGTTATTCGCAAACAGAATTGCACCATTTGGTTTTCCATAAGCTTGTTGGTTTGCAATAGAAACCTGAATTTTACCGTTGGATGAACCGTTAGAAAGAATTTTTGCAATCGATACAACAGAATTTGCACCAGTTGGAGCTACATTGGTTCCTAAACCTGGTGTGGTCGATAGGAATAATAATTGACCATTATTTCCAAAAGAAGATGCATCGAAATCAGATACAATACCTCTTGTGTATAAGAATCCGTATGCACCTGCAGCAATACCAACTTTAATGAAACCTTCAACTTGAGAATTGGCCGCAGAAGTTGCATCAGCTAATTGAATGTAAGGAGCAGAATTNGATGTAACTGCACCTGCCAAACGAACCCAAGAATTCGCAGGAATTGCAGAACCTGTTCCGTTGTATACTCTCTCAAATAACACTTTAGAAATTGCAGGTCTATCACCAGCAACATCTGTATCTTGAATTAGGGAGATTGTGTTTGCGGAATACCAAACTTGACCTGATGCCTGTGCTGGTGAATTTGTTTGAGTAAACCATTGAATTGCGTTTGCCTGTGAAAGTCCTGTGGTGATGTTTGAAAAGAACACATTACCTAGAACTGTATTTGCAGTTAGATTTCCTATTACAATTACATCCTTAGAAAAGGANGCAGAGTTGGAACTAATTCTATCTACTGATATTGTTTGATTTGGTGAGTTTGCAGTTAAATTACCAGTCAATATCAATGTTTGTAAAGTAATAGTTGCAGTATTTTGTACCGCAGTATTAGCTTTAGTAAAAGCACCATTAGCAAAAGATGCTGCGGAATTGGCTGTCAAAAATGCAGCCTGTGAATAGGCATTAGAAGCTGCAGCGGTGTTTTGTGAGGTTCCATCAGAGAAATAAAGTTGATTATTGTTAACCAATTTGAAACCAACCGAAGTCATCTTAGCAATAACATTTGAAGAAGAACCACCTCCAGCCACAAATCTTGTTTCAGTATTTGATGTTGTGGTACCAACAATCAAATTGCCACCAAGAACTCCTGGCGTTGTTCCACCTTGTACATACAGATAACCATCTAACGGAGCAACAGCATTACCGATGTTGTTGAATTCGNAACCAGGTTGATAACCAGGATTTGCATAACCCATATCTAAGAAATAAGTAGAATCTGTTCCGTTGTTTGCTGTAATAACATGGTCTGCCGTACCACCACCATTCAAGTTAACGAAGTTTGTTTGTACATACGATTCNCCCGCCAATGAGAACTGTGCCGATGTGTTAGGCAACAGACTGATATTATTACCTACAATCAGAGTTTCATTTAAGAACAAACCTTTTGCCAAAGTGTGTGCAGAGAACGAAAATGTTTGTGCGGATGGTATGTCAACACCAACAAACAAAGTATTTGCTGTGTTAGAATTGATTACCGGAAATTGTGGTAACTGCGAAATTTTAATGGTACTCATTTTTTATCCTATTAGTAACGATGCGCCTGTTTCTGATGTGATTATGTTGTTATCTTCTGTTCCAAGTTCTGCTAGATATTGTACTCCAACTGGTCCAATAATCTGAACATCGCCGTGCGATGAATTCATAGTTCTTCCAACTGACATAAAGCCGTTTGCACCGTTTGTCAATGGACCACTCAAAGTAACTGAAGTGTATGGATAACCAAATGATGTTACTGTCTGAGCCACTCCATTAACTGTAATACTATCACCAACATGGATAATATCCAGTACAGGATATGCAGTATTACTGTACGAACCATTGTTGACAATGTTATAACTCCATGTCAATGACTGTATATTTATTACTTCGTTATTGCCATTTGCTGAAGAACCAATTGCCACATTAGCAAAATATGTCCAAACATTATCTTCCAGTGTTATTGTGTTAGCTGCATTATTTACACCAACAATTAGACCGTGTACAACATCATTGAATCCTGAACCATATGTAAAGACGATTTCAGTTGTATTCGCAGTAACAAAATCAGAGATATTGGCACCATACAGATTATTAAACTTAACAATGTTGTTACTTGGATTACTTGCATTTCCTGCGGTAATCGTTACAGATGCTGCATTTCCTGCATAGTAACCTAATGTGTGGCCTGTGTCTAACGCTTCAACTGATTCAAAATTCATATTATTGTTGGAAGTCATTGCAATACGGCCTAAAACTTTTGTTCCCGCAGGGTGCAATAGATTCAGTAGTACATCACGGTATTTTTCAATCTCTTTTGACAGTGTAATTTCATAAGTGTAGTTATTGTACTCGGTACTTTGCAACACATCGAAAGCACTTGGTTGACCTGAGGTGTCTAAATATTGGCCACTTCCTATGACTAGACCGGATAGGAAAGTTGCATTTGCTTTTGCGAAACCGTCACCATAAGTTATGATACCATTGGCAGAATCAAACCTATTATTTTCCACCGAATTATCAAAAGTTGTATTATGGTTGTTTGTATAACCACCAACCAATCTAAGTGCCGCACCTTTTGAATCGATTTTCAAAGGTAAAGATTTGTTTGGTATGGAATTGTAGTTGTACACCCTCATTTGGTAAATACTATTACTTGCGGGACTATAATTTTCCAAGACACTAATGAAGTCAACAAAAGCGGAATATGTTGCCGTGTTAGTGTTTGCACCTTGATATACAACATCACCAGCGGAAGGTATTAGAGAAGAAGAAACATTTGTTACAATAAGGTCTTGTACTTTAAGTGACACTTTAGGTGCACCAATATAATCTTCACCGTTATCGAGAACATTAATTGTCGTAATTGCACCAACACGATTTAATGTTTGTGAAAAAGTTGCACCTTTACCTAAAATACTGCTGACTGCTAACGAAGCTGTTCCAAGATAATAAGAATTTGCGTTAAGTGTGTAAGCGGAATTGGAAGTCAATATCATTGAGTTTGCATTGACAACTGTTTTAACTGTTCCTATAATCAGATTTGTATTAGATACCAACAAAGCACCACTGGTGAACTGTGCAGTGAAGTTTGTTCCATTGCCTGTAACCACGGTGCTAGTATTTGAAACAGTCACATTACCATTGGCTGTGTGTCTAGCAATAACTGTCGGCAGATTAAAATAACCCATTCCACCTAATGTCATTCTGTTTGTTGAATTGCTCACATAATCAACAGAAACAATAGAACCAGAACTATTAACTGTTACATTCGCAAATGCACCATAACCTGAACCACCAATAAAAGCGATTTGGTCATTGTTTGCATAACCTGAACCTGCATTAATAATTTTTATAGGTGCAAGAATGCCTAGATTAGCCAAATTGGTTTGACCATAAGCATCAGTGGTATATTCTGAAACTGCTTCGATAGTTGGAGGTGTAGAAAAACCACCACCTTGATTTTGTACAATGATAGACGATAGGGGTGCTGTAGAAAATCCTACAAAACTGAATGCATTAGCTAAAGTTGTATTTGCATTTGCACTACTTAGATTTGCAAACCCATAGGATTGTTGTGTCCATAGTCCTGTATTTGCATTGTAAGTATTTGCACCTGAACTACTTGCAATATTACCCAAATAGTGGTATTGTTTTAACTGAATACTGTCTGTTGGTATAAATGTTACATTTGCAACACCGAGAGGATTCAAAGAACCAACCACAGCGATAGGTGCTTGTGGGTTTGAACCAATCAGATTAGAGAAATTGATGAAGGTATTTGAACCGCCTATCTGACTGTTTGCGGTAGAAAGTGTATAACCATAACCCTCAGAAGCAACAGCGATACGTTGTATGGAACCTGAAGTAACTGAANCAACCTCGACTGTTGCACCAATCGGACTAGATATGTTTGAATTTAAACCACCATAAACAACAACTGGATCTTTCGCTTGATAAGAAAGGCCTCTATTGTTTGGATCAATATTAACTTGACTGATTTGACCAACAATCTGCGCTGTTAATGTTTCTGATCCTGCTGTTCCCGATGGTACGATTTCACCATTTAAGAAATAGACGGGTTGGTTTGCAGANTCTACAACAATTACATTTTCTCCAGACTGGAAAACTCTTTCAATATTCGAAATGAATACTTCAGTTTTAAGTCCATCATAAATTGCAGTTTCAACTGTTGCTATAGATTTTGAGGTCTGGCCAAATAGTCTCAGATTTTGAATAGATAGAAAGTTTTTGTCACTTGTTGCCAACTTTAAACTTCTAGGAACATACCATTTACCTGAAGAAGCTTTAAGTACGGCATCTTTAGTGTAGAAAAATTCTACATCAGAATTGTAAAGTACCCTAAACAAAAACTTGTAAGATGCGGGTGTACCTTTACTTTGATAAAGTTCTTTTGCTATCTTGATTGCTTTTCTTTTGTCTGCCAATATCTCTTGTGGAAAATATGACATGAAATCATTAACATAATACTGTAAGAACTGTTCTGTGGTTGTGTCCACATCCATGTAGTTAAGTAGATTCTTACTAAAATCTAAAGTATTATTTTGTACTTCTAACCATTCATAGTAAGCTTGTATGAATAGGACAAAATTTGCGTAGTTTGGGTCCTCACTAATAAACTTAGGAAGCTGAAAAGGAACCAGTAACGATGTTTTATTGGTACTTTGTAACATTTAATTAACTTTTCTTAGCAGTAACTGAAACACTCACCGCAGCAGGGTCAAAAGGATCGATTGTAATTATCCTATTTAACGAAGAAGAAATAATGGTTGTTGTAGGTTGCATAGAAATAGTCAATTGACCTAAATCATTATCCACTGAAATAGGATTTAAGTTTGTCAATGTTATTGTTCCATTTACATAATCAATAGTTCCAACATTATTTGAAACTATAACTTTACCTTTTACTGTGTCGTTGTAGTAACTTCTAACTGTTCCGTACTGGCCTTGTAGTTGAACAACGACAGATGCCCCTGTGCCGGTCGTGTCTCCTGTCGCAGGAACAATCGTGGCCAATGCAGATGTATAACCAACACCGGCATTCGTTACGGTGACTGAATACAACTTGTTGTTAACGATTTTGGCGGTGGCTGTTGCACCTGTTCCATCACCAGTAATTACCACAGAAGGTGTTGCAGTATAATTGTAACCAGTGTTCAACACTGATATTGAATCAACACCAACAGTGGATTCGGGAACTTCTTCAAAGAATACATTACTCAAAGTTGTTGAGATATTACTTGGATTAACAACTGTTATTCCAGGATAACTAGTTAATGAACTGCCAAAAACACCACGTTTCAAAGGACTATTGAAATATAAGTTATAAGTTGTTGGTGTACCTAGTGTTGGATATATTTTCTTTTGGACATTCAAAGAGAAGTCCGAAGAAACAATAGAGTTACTATAAGAGTTGATTATATTCAAAACATCATATGAACTGAATGTTGAATTAAATGTGTTTAAATTTGTCGCAGAGTAATTGTAAATCGATGATTGTATTCCAGCCTGCAATGTGCCTAAATCTAATGTAGTTTTTGAAGGATTATACACAACATCCGCATTCACTTGAAGATAGATGTAATCTGGATCAACAATCGTTGGTTCAACCGTCATCATACTGATAGGTTTTAATACTTGAGATAACAATTTACTTTTCTGTGTTTGAGTTAAATCATAACCACCTGTTGGTTTTACAGAAACAAACACTTGACCGTATACAGGTGGGTTGTTTTCTTCACCACCCCAAACAGACACCGCATCAAAAGTTATTCCAATATTGTTTTGTTGTATCGCTGTCATATAATCATTCTTATTTACGGCACGACCTTGAGCTGCATAAGCTTTTGGTGCTTGGAATTTGATAGAGTCTATTGATTCTCTATCAAAACCACCATACGCAGCTTGAATAGGTGTAACTAAAATACCAGAATAAGAACCTAGATTGTCCATCAAGACAAAATTGTTAGCGAACACAGCTGATGTTCCATTTGTTCTGATGTACTTTACAGTTATCAAATTACCATCTGAAAGTTTTTTACCCAACACACCATCACCGAAATAAATTTGGTAGTTTCCATTCACAGCTTCTTGAACGAAATATACCATATCATTTGGTCCCAACTCCAAATAGTTTTTGGTAGAATTGTAAATGTTAAAACTGGTATTTGTTGAAGATTCTTGTACGATTACACCGATGGAAGATACATCAATATTAGAATCTGGTATTTCAAAAATATACTGTGGATTTGTTGTGCTGTCAACTGTGAAATTATATGATGAAGCATAACCTTGTTTAAGTTCAATATTACTAAAAATCGCATTGTTGTTTGCTACAGCAACAGTGGTTGAATCAGTAGTAACAAAGTTATAATTTATATTTTGGACTGGCTCAGACATAAAATTAGTATATGCCGGAACAGTAAATGTAGATGTTGTAACTCCATAAAATTGCAAATTTATGTAAGCTGTTGGTCCTACAGAAGATTTTGGCACATAATTCATCAATTTTGCATGAGAAACCACAGAACCTCGTTGTATGGCTGAATCGAGAAACATTTCATTTGCAACCATGTTCAAATAATATGCATTATACTGTGTGTTGTATGCGAGAACATCCAACAAAACAGACAAGGAAGATCCTGTGAAATTGTAATCCTTGAATGTATCTTGTGTTTTTAGATANGATATGAAATTTTGCTTAATATCAGCAAAATCCAAATTAGCTACTTGTATATTTGTATTCGATGCCATTATCTGGACCTTTGAAGAAGAAGATTAACTGCCGTAGGAGTTGAATTATTTCCTATATAAAACGTCATATTTACCTGAAAACTGTTCATGTCTAAATTTGGTATCACTTGCAACATATCGACAGTAACTCTAGGTTCATAATTTTTGATTGTTGTTCTTATTTCATCATTCAACATATTTGCGGTTATATCTGTCGCAGGTTCAAATAGTAACTGTTGAAGATTTGAACCTACATTTGGTTGAAACAACCTCTCATAAAAATTAGTCAATAACAAATTTCTTACAGATGCTATGACAGAATTCTCATCATATCTCATAGCAACATCATTAGTGCCCGGCACTCTCTTGAATGTCAGGTCTAAGTCCGAATAGATTTTTTTTAATGTGGTTGCCATCTTCTATTTATTACTCTTTTAGGAGGTTGTATTGATTTGTGACTGAGATAATAACCTAGATTTCAACTTATCTGTACCAATATAATTGTTTACCAATGAGGTTTCAGTTGCACCCATTTCACTCAATGAAGAAACTGTGGAGTAATCTGCCATAATTGATTTGGTATTTGCAAAAAAAGAATTGTCCTGTGCAGGATAAGTTGTCATTAAGGTGTTAATAGAAGTCACAGTATTTTGCAAGTCTTGCGTCTGTGCCAGTGTGAATGTGGATGTATTCGGTGTACCCATTGTTATACTTGCAGACAATGCAGTTTGTTGTGTGGACAATGTGTTACTTAGTGTATTTAAGGTATTACCTAAGGTTATGCTTGTAAAGTTACCCATAATAGGTGAGTTATTCTGCACACCATCTGATTGGTAAGTGATGTAGGACATTATTTTACCGTATCCTATCGCCATCTTATAATGTACTGTCGTAACATCTGTACCNGGATCAANCACATTAGATTCTCTNTTAGTAACATACAAGTAATTATCTGATGTTGATGCAGCCGAAGCAGCTGTATTACCTAAATCATGTAAAGCTTGCGTCACAGTTGAGGAAATTGTTGACTGCACATTGATTCCAATTGTTGCAGCGTTTATAGAATTCATTGTGGATTTTATCGTTGCTGTTACTGCCGCAACAGGATTAACAAAATAACTACCAACATTAGATGTGGATATATCTTGAGTTTGCCATGCATTCAACAACGGAGGCATTAAGGCCAAGTTATTTGCAACGGCACTACTGTAGTTTGAAACTGTTGCGTTAGTTGTTGGGTCGGTTGAATTAAAACCTAATCTTCCATAAATGCTCATAATATATCCTTACGCTTCTATCTCTTGTGTTGTTGGCGGACTTGTTGGTCCGTATGGTGCAATGTGTATCTGTGTGTTGCGTATAATACTGTTAACTATGTCTTTTGATAGGAACGATGTTGTTATACCTGAAGTTATCAATGGTGCAGACATTGAAACCTTTGAATTGATTGGTCCAACACAATTAATTTCCAATGGAACAGGCGCTTCTAGTGGGCCAACAGATATACCACCAAACTCGGTTGTAAAACCACCAGAAGTGGCTGACATACCGGAGAGACAATCTACACGACCTTTAGAGAAAATCTTAGCCGCAGAAACTTCGCCGTTGACTTTTAAATCGCCTCTAATACTAACATATTCACCTGGAGTAATGAATAATCCACCCCTCAATGCACCACCAGCTTTAATGTCCATATCACCTTGTGAAACGAAACTGGTCAAACCTTCAACCACTGTGGTATGATTACCTTTTACATGCAATTCATAATCACCGTCAACTTGTTGTGTGAAGTTGCCGTTGGCATACAAATTAATGTCACCATAAACTGAGATGTTTAGTTTTTTGGCTTTATTGCCATCATCCACACCTATTGATATATTGTGGTCACCTAAAGTTATACTATAACCATCACCAAATATTTTGTATACGGAATCACCATCAGGATGCATTTCCGAGAATGTGCCTGAACGGTGTTGCAATCGTATTCTTTCTCTTGTTGGAGTGTCATCCATTTCGAAGGTGTGACCACTTGGAGTTGCTTTCACGTTGTTATAAGGGTAAACTGGTTGATAATCAGTATTGGCAGCTGATTCTGGTTCTGTCCATCCTGCGAAAAAATCTGGCTTATTTTTCATTATAAAATTTCCATTAGGGTTTTGACGAGTTGCTATATTTGCTAGCAAAATTATCTGAAGCTTTATCCAATGCAGATTGTGAATTGGTGTTTATACTATTTTTTAGATTATCAATATTTGAATTGACAGGATCAGTTAAAGCATTCAACAAATCACTGTGCGGTTGAGGTGCGTCAGCGGCATCTTGAGCTGCTGTTGTTTGTAAACCATTTACGAATGAATTTTGAACATCTTGTAATGAATTTGTAAAATTACTCGCAGCAGATTTTATAGAATTGTTGAAGTTATTTAAACAGTTTAACAGGATATTTTTTATTCTATCTGGTAATGTGTTGATCCAGTCAATGATTTCTTGCAAGTATGTTATCAAGTAGTAAACCAATGAAACGTCGGCAAGAATTTGTGCTACAATTTTTAATTTTTCATTTATTTCTCTGCTTATGTTTTTCAACAAAGAAAATTCTGATGAAAAAACACCTGTTATGTCCGCATTTAAACCAGACAATATACTATCGATTGCAGCTCTAAATAACTCATTCAACTTTGTAATTGCTGTTCTTATTGCCGCTGAAGCTGCATTTTTACCATTCTGAATTGCTCCAGCAAGGATACCAAGATTTGGAATCAAATTAGTCAGTGAGAAATTTGCGGAGATATTAAATTTAAAGTCACAAGAATGTGTTAGATTGTTGTTTGTAAATTGAATACCTGTTCCAGTTAAAGCACCTCTTGTTAAACCCGGAATAGATGGATTTCCAGAAGAAAGAAAACCTTGTGTACCCCACTTGTAAGTGGTCGAATAATCTGTTGTTAGAACATTAACATATGAGGTTGATGCTGAATCAGTTGTTGATGTATTATCTGTTGCCATACTATAAGTTCCTTATTTTATAGTAGTTGCATTTGTTGGTATAGGTACTGGTATGAAACCGGGTAAGAAACCTAAAATTATTGGAAATTGACCATTTTCACCATCCATAAAAAATCCCAAAACCCAAGAATTTTTTTCTAAAGGTGTGAAATCTTTTGATGAATTTGTGGCCCACATAGCACTAGCCCAAGGTAAATCCTCGTCAGGAACCAATAATTTGTTTTCTGAATGCCAACCAAATATTCTGACTTGAGCTCGACCTAGAGCCATAGGATCATTGGAGTTTGTGATTACACCAACCCACCATACGAAACCATTTAGTCCAGCAAACCTATCAACTGCTTTTGTCATATTTTACCAATCTTCAAACCTAATTAATTTTCCTTTTACAGCATCATCCCAACCATTTGGTTTTGCTCCTATGTCGGTATAAGGTGCTTGTGTACTTTCTTTAGACAGTTCTAAAACTGTTCTGAATTCTTTCTTATCGATTATGTGACGAACCGAAGTAATCAAATACTTTCCGGTATAGTAACTATCTAGGTTTGGTTTATTTTCTTGTAAATTTTTAGAAGGCAATTCTAGATTTACTGTGTAACCAACTGTTATTCCAGGATCTCCGGGAATAGAAACAATCACTCTAGTGTGCAGTAGTAAGTCTTTTTGTGATTTTCTGTATGGTATTGTGATTTCCGCGTTGATGTTTGGAGCAAGTGTTGTATTACCATTAGTTACATCTTGTGCTCGTTTTTTATACTGTTCGAGTTCACCATAGCTATCTACACCAAAATTAGTAAATGCTAATCTATATACACTATCGTATGTTTGATTTATTTTTTTATCATTTCTATTCATGAAATTGTTTGTCAGTTTATAGGCGTTCAACTTGTTTGCAATTTTTCCATTGTTATTGCCTGATACATAATTCTCATAGTCGAATACAGTATTTTTGTGTTGTCTTGTCACTATATCGACAGATAGTAACTTATTTGCAAACATACCTTTGCTAATAGATTGAAGTTTATCGTAAGAGTCTATGATTTCAAAAGTGAGTATGTTTTTCATCCTATCACTTATCGATGAATTTACGATTGTTTGTACGTTTTTTGAAGTATAAGAATATGTCTCATAAGGAATTCTTTTGAACAAAGAGTTTAGTGATTGGAAATTGTAACCAAACCTATTCTCATAAAAATACATGTCAGCACCAGCATATCCATTATCTGGTATAGCATATGTTGATAACCAATTTATTGCATCAAAAGGCTTTAAATTTGGTATAATGAAATTATACAGGTTTATGGTTTTTTCAAACTTTCCGTAGTTGGTTACTGATGAATCTACTGATAGACCAAATTGTTTGTTGGTTAATATGTCAAGAATCATTTCTTCAACACGTTTCTTCTGATAAGATTTACTTACCTTGTACTGTTCAGTAAGTAATAGTTCTTCTGAACAAAAGTTTAGTTCATATAATTCAGATTGACCAAGTTGAATAGCTTGTCTTTTTGTTACACTGAAAATACGAAATTTCTTGTTTAGAACTCCATATTCATCATTAATCTTACCTAATTTCAGTAACAAAAATTCATTACCTGAAAATTGAAATGTTTCAATCCATCCAGTGGAATCATTCATTACAACATAACCGCTTGCTGTATTGTTGAAAAGGTCTTCAAAATAATTTAACTCAACCATGCCTTGTGTCAAATTTAAACCATCCTGAAACGCTGCACCCGATGCAGCTGAAAGCAAAGTCAATTCAATTAATGAATAGTCATTATGATAATTGGCTGTTATTACATTATCCATTTTATCTTAATAATTTTTGTAGTTGATTTTCAAATTGAGAAGCATAATCGGCGTTAATCAAAAAGATGTTCCTTTTAGCTTCATTAATTCTTAATTCGTAATCGTAATAAGATTCTATGTACTTACTTGTGGTTTGTGTTACTTGTTGACCGGTTGGAAAAGTTCTTACCAATGTTCCTTCATCTATGAGACCGTAGGTTATATAATCAACATAGTAATTAGTTGTATTTGCTTCACCTGAAGTATTATCTATTGTAGTTATAGTCTTAATATAATTTTTTATCTGAATCTGTGTATATGATATGACTAGATTTGGTGTCACAGTATCAACCGGAACATTGTAATCGATTGCATATTGATTTTTATATTTTTCAAAAATGTAATTGCCAAACAAAGCTGAATTCATTGGCCAATCCCATTCTGGATCAATGATTTGATTTGAGAATAACACTAACCAATAACGATAAGAATCTCCATAATATTTTTCTGCAATAATCTCTGGTGTGTCGCCATCTTTTATGTTGTAACTATAAAAGAGTAATGGATTTTTAAGTAAAGAATCAATAACACTAACACGGACCATTAAGTTAGTTANTAGAATTTGATTGCCTGTGTAATCAGATGTTACAACTTTAGGTAGAGTTTGAAAATATTTCATTATCTTAATCCTTCGAAATATTCTCGANGGCCTAAATCTAGCCTATCTCTAGTAACTATTTCTATTTCTTTGAAAGTTAAGTTGAGTGTTGTTTGTACAGGTGAACCGTCTAAATCGTGAGCTGCCCAACCATTTGGTGCATAATTTACATCAATATTTTCTAAAACACAATCACCATATTTTGGTAAATNTTTATTTTCAAGGCCCTTCCAACAGAAATTAATGTTGAAAATATCAGGAGGAACCAAAAACATGTTTTTTGTTCCAGATGCTGTAGTATCACTCAATCTAGGTGCTGCAGCCCTTTTAAATTCATAAATTATATCATCAACCATACGAGTTTCATTGGCTGATGTTGGTGTGAAAATAAAACTCAAAGAAAAGGTACGAAATCCTAAACCTTGATATANCATTTGCATTTGTGGATTAANTGTGTATCCTTGGCCTTGCAATAGAACATCAGAAAAACCTTGTGTTGCACCAACTCTCTTACTGGTATTAAAAATTCTTTCTAAAACCGCCGGTGATTGTA